TCGAGGTTGTGAAGCTCCTGCTTGTAGGCAGCGGCCATGTTCTTGCGTTCATCGATGAAGCGACGGGAGTCCTTGCTGATCTTCGCCTGCGCATCGCTGATGGTGTTACGCACCGAGACACCTCGGAGGTTTGACGCTCCTGTCTGTGCGTTGAGCTGTGACACTTGGAGTTTGCCGAGCAGCTCGAAGTCGAACTGTTGCTGGCGAACCTTCTGGTTGTTCTGAATGAACTGGAGAGCCACGGTCTCCCGGGAGGCTGCGAAGGAGGCTTCTGCTGCCGCCTTGTTTGCCTCGAACTGCCGGTTCTGCTCCTCGATACGCGCTCGTGATTGAGCAGCCGAGGACAGCATGCCGAAGCCCATCTGTAGGGCCTGTCCGACACCACACATATTATCTGCTCCTCTGAATAGGAATTACGGTTTCCCCGCTCTCATGGATCACGGGATCGAAGAGTGTGAAGCCGACATACTCCACCCACTTGAGGTGCAGCTCGTTATCGGCGTGTACGAAGTTGAATATCTGTTCGTAGTGGGCCTGAAGTGTTTCCACCTCGGCCTTAGAGACCCGGAGGAAGCCCATGACGTGATCGTCTAGGGCTGTAGATCCTAGGCCCCATACGACACCGGAGAACTCAGAGACCTCACAGGTGCCGTACATAATCAGGGGGGTGTCTCGGTAGCACAGGGTGCGACACAGGGAGGACAGCTCGAAGCTGTGCTCTAGGGCCTCCCGGGGCGTCTGCCCGGAGATGGCCGCTACCTCCCTCATGTCAGCGGGACGCATTGAGGCTGCGATGTCCTCGATATCCCGCTCTAGGGCAGGGCGAGCCTTATACTCGCCGCGCTCTAGGATTGTGCTTTCCGAACCAGTCGATATGGAGAATCGTACTGGCAAATGGTGAGTCATTCTTGATCCTGATCTCTGCATTATCGTTCCGTGTCATAACGGGGACGCGGAGATGACCAGAGGTCTTGGGAACCTCACCGTACTTAACGTCCACGAAGCCTACCTTTGGACCTGCGTTGTAGGTCTTGGTTGCTCGACCACGGCTCGATGTTTCGACCGTAAATGCAACCGTATCTGAGTAGGCGATGTTGATGTAGTTGACGGTCAAGCGACCATCCGTGATCACAATCTCACCTGAGGGTTTCCGTGGTGCTCTGCGGTAGAACGTCGAGAGCTTGACATCCATCGTGTACGGGATGCCGACCACAACCTTTCCGGCGGCTACCTGAGTCTGGTAGTCACCCTTGAGGATCAGGTTGCCTGAGGACGTGAACCGCTCAATAGGGATCGTGTGTCCGTCAGTCAGATCCCAGCACTCAACGAGGTCTGTACCATCGAAGGGGATATCGATCTGAGTCTCTGAGACTTCCTCGTTCCCTGAGACACCCTGCGCATAGTAAGTCGTGTTTGCTGTGGTAGGGGCGACCTGTAGGTCCAGCCGTAGAAGCTCGGTCCCCGGTACATCTTGCTGATCCCGGATATCGATCTTCGACAGCTCCCTCTCAGTCCCGAGGCTCGAGACGATGTAGAGGTAGTTCTGGAACAGACCGATGGACTCAATAGTGCCAACACCCAGCGTCCACTTACACCATGCGCTCTGGACCTTCGTCTCTCCGTCATACTCGAACTTGTAGACGTAGATGGACGTGGGGTCATCGCGAGACAGGACGAAGATGGACTTGTGGTCTCGGCTTGCTTGAATGTATCGAGCGTTCCCGGTGATATACTGGGGACACTGGATCGTCAGGTCCGAGGACAGCAGACGGTCATCCGTCGCGGCACCAAGGAAGAACTCTCGAGCTACCGTGAAGCCGCCGACTTCTGAGGTGAAGAAGGCAGACTTACCGATCTCGTGTGGCTTAACCTTTGTGGAGGTCTCAAAGTCACCGATCTGGATGATGGTCGCTGTTTTAGGCGTGAGCACACCAGATCCAGAGTACATCCGGAACTGCCCCTTATCGGAGAACAGGATCAGGTTGTCCTGCACGGCAAGGGCAGCATGAGGTTTCTGCACGCGACCGAAGTTCAACTGAACGTCGATCCGGTTATCGTCCTCTAGCTGGACACAGGTAGACCTGTAGAACTGCTCAAAGTAGTCCGTCTCTGACAAAACAATACTTTCACCAGCACAGACACCAAGGCGACCTTGGAACACGAACAGATCGTTAATCTGCTGGTTCACGAATGTCGGGGTCTCGTTACTATGCTGGTCGCCTACCTCTCGGCCTCGCCAGTCATGGGGCCGCAGGGTCCAAGTGCCGTCTGCGTTACGGATCAGGGCTTGGGGCATGGTCTCGTTATCGAGGTTCTCTGCCTCACCAAAGCCGATGGACTCAACCCACTGCGAGCCGTCCCATTCGACGTAGTAGTCGTCCTCTTGCGTCCCAGACTGTCCGGTAACCCGCACGACCTCGTTGGCAGACCCTCGATCTGGGAGATCATCAAAGTCCGTGACGGTTCTGGAGGCGTAGTTTTTAGCCCCCTCGATCAATGTCGTGTTGCTTGTTGAGAGGAACTCTTTGACATCAGAGATGAAGAAAGGCGCGTCCGCTCGAATTGTAATTCCATCGTTGGCAGCGTCTTGGGTTGTCTCTGAGAAGGATACTGTGAAGGCGTTACCGTCCGCATCTGGACCGGAAATCGTAGCGTTTGAAATATTGGTGGTAAGGTCTGTGAGGGTCGAGGTTGACGACACCTTGCTGTAGAAGATCTGCTTACTACCGTCATTCAACGTGCGGGTATGGCCCAGCGTTACCGTGCGGTCTGCGCCGTCAGTCCCAAGGGTAGAGAAGAACACAGACTGCTCGCGATCAGGGTCACCACGGCTCTCGTTGACACCGTAGATCAGCGCTGGGAACGTCTGGTTCCCGATGGTCTCCGTAGCCGACGAGATATACGTCGCAGCATCTACTCCGTTGATCTGCGTGGTGATCGAGAGCTTGCCCTCGTTGTCTACCGTCGCAGAGCTAATGGAGAAGGTGAACGAAGTACCATCGCTGTCTGTCAGGGTCTTACTGAACCCCTGCAATCGAGCAGCCATGATGTCGGAGTAACTGACCGTAGCACCGGATGCGTAAGAGCCGTTGCTGTTCTTCTTAGCGAGCGTAATTGCAAAGCAATCCGTTGTGCCAAGGTTTGCCGCTGTAACGCTGTCGGGCGTCGATGGCGTTGTACCGTAGGGGTCTCCCCCCGCGATGGATTTGTTCTCAAGAACCTGATCGCTGGCTACACTACTGGTCCGAAGGCGAAGTCGATTAGAGAAGTCTGCATCTAGTTGACCTGCGGTTATCGAGCTGACCAAGGACAGGGCGGCATCATATTGAGCATCATTCGTGTCGGTGATGTTATCGACATTGAGGAAGTAGTTCGTAGAGCCGTCGCCAGCATAGTTACGAGCATACACTTGGAACGGGCTTGCAGGAGCTTGCCACCCAGTACCAGTCTCATAGAAGCTCATGGTACGCACGAAGTCGCCGCCAAGTGGTTGCCCATCGTTACCATTGATCTGGTAGGTCCGAGTCTCCAGACGGCGGTTGTAACCGTAGCCGTCGAGGTCATCCAGAGTAGCCTCAATGTCAGATATGACATCAACCTCAAATGTCTGGATACTAGAGTCTGCCAGCGTCCGGTCGTACTTGATCTTCAGGCCAGCTTTGTAGACCGCATCGGCAAAGCCGTTGGGGACTGATGGGCTGGTGTGGTCAAACCGATTGTACCCAAGCTCGTGGGTAGACGCGGTGGCTGTGCTGTCCGTACCAGCATCAAGCGCCACGGTCTTCGTGCGGTTCGCGATGAACGTATAGTCACCAGCGGTCACCGCCCGGATAGAGACTGAGGGGTCCGATGCCGCCAAGTAAGGGGCGCTACGGAAGTCTGAGGTAACTGGCTGCGCCGTGCCAGTTTGGGTGTCATAGACCTCGACCGACCCGTCACTGTTGACGATGACGATGTACTTCTCCAGCTCATCTCGGTCGATGGTGTGGTGGAAGCTGGTGGTCCCTAGGGCCGTAGAGGTCAGGGATGCCACAAACTGCGCACCACGGCGCTTGTTTAGGCCTTGGATCGCGGATGGATAGGCGTTGACCATCTCCTCTACAGCCGTCTTGATCCGGGTCTCCGGGGGCTGCTGGGTGATCCCGCCGACTAGGTTCGGTACGTGATCTGTGATCTGCATATCAGTACATCCGGTTGGAAATAAGTGATGCCAGCGGCTGGTCCTTCAGGACGTTGTTATCGCTGGTCTTGTCCTCTTCCCACTCCATCTGGATCCACGCCCGCTGGGCTTGCATCTGGATCTGCTGAAGGTCCGCGTCTGCGCCGAGAACATCGACCATGTAGCGGCTGGTGGCATCGAGGGTGATAAAGCGACGGCTGGATTCCGTAAGCTCGTGGAAGTCCAGCGCGTAAACGAGGTCTACGTACTGATCATCCGTGAACACGTAGGTCCGGTTGATCATGTCGTAGATCTTCCGATCCCGGATAACGAAGCGCTTGGTTCGGTCAGGCTGTCCGGTCTTACCGTCTACAGCGTCGATCTTCATAGCGTTCACGGGGATCAGGATTTGACCGTCAGAAGAAATCGTCATCTTCCGCTTGCGGTCTGTGTTCCATGACCAACCACGGGACTGCACCTCACGCGAAGTCGTGTCCAGAATGTTCACGGCCATCTGCGCTTCAGCGAGATCTTCATCGAGGTTGGTGATCGGTGCTTCTCCTACAGCGGAGAGCATGGAGTTTACCGACTCAATCTTAGTCGATGGTGTAATGAGCATGTTGTCCGCCTTTATAGGAAAAGGGAGGACCCCAAATTGGAGTCCCCCCGGGAAGCATTAGCCGTTGGCGAGGTTATTGACCTCGTAGTAGGCCGAAGGACGCAAGGTTGCCGCACCCATGAGGAGCTTCGACACCAGCAGGCTACCCTGCTTGGCGACCGAATACTCGGACTCAGTGGTGAGATCTTGCAGCTTGACCATGCCCATACCTTCGGTGTGCATGAACAGACCAAGGGTATCGGAGGCATCGACGGCGTAGTCCTGACCGAAGCCGTTGGTCGGCGCGTTCAGAGGAGTACGGCCATCAGGGCCGGTGTTGGTGTTTGCAGTACCGTTGATTGCGAGGTGGTTCGTCTTAACGAGATCGAAGCCTGCAATCTTGTAGATAACCGCGTTCGCGAAGTCGCCGCCGTTAGCGGAGAAGTCGGAGTTGATGATGCGGTTGTCGGTGGTCTGGTTGATGAGATCGTAGTAGACGCGAGGAGACACGTAGAGGCTACGGCCTTCAAGCGGCAGGTTGTTCTCATCGAAGTAGGCAGCAGCGGTGAACGCTTCGTCAATCAGGCTTGCAGCCGTGCCAGCACCGTTGAGGCGCTTGGTGATTGCGTTGTTCATGCCGACCTTACCAGCGCCAGCGCCGGATGCAGCCGTGGTGACTGCACCTACGCCCACCTCAACACCAGCGTTGTACTGGTCACCGAGGCGTGCATCGCGAACAGCCATCTGGAAGAGGGTGCGCTCACAAGTCAGGGCGATTGCCTGAGCCATTTGCTTCGAGTATTCGCCACGGAACTCGAAGTGAGTAAGCATCTCATCAATGTTGTTCAAGAACACGGAGGACACAATGAAGTCATCGATGGAGACCGTTACTTCATTACTAGCGAAGGGTTGGCCGATGATTTCTTGGCCGGGCGTGAAGTGCTCGGCGGCTGCTTGTCCCAGCAGAGGGAACTGAGCAGACTTACCACCGTTAAGGGTGCGGACCCGAATACGGTCCTTGAGGGCAAACATTTCATCGAAGTGGGTAAGAACCTCACCCGAGAACTGCTTGAGCAGAAGGTCGCGGGAACCTGCGTATGCGTTATCGTTGGCGGAGCCGTCGATGGAC